CTGGCGGCGGCGGTCGCCGTGTGGCTGTTCGATCTGGTGCTGGTCGCCGCACGGGTCTACTAGATGCGATCCACGCAGCCGGGTCAGTGGCGCTCCCTGATCTTCGGTCCGGGCACCGCCTACCCGGTGACCGAGATCGACGGCATCGACGCGCTGCCCGATATCGAGGCGGCCGACGTGGACCGCCCGCAGATCGACGGCGCGTGGACCGGCACCGACCAGGTCTCCCCCCGGGTGATCACGCTCTCGCTGGGCATCCGCGGCGACTCCCCGGCCGACCTGGAAGCCAAGCGGCGCGCCGCGCTGCTCCTGCTCGGCCCCTCGCGCAAGGCCGTGGAACGCCTGGTGCTCACCGACGGGCGGATCGTCTACGGCAAGTTGCGTCGCTCATCGATGCCCAGCGACATGGGCTATGACTGGCGGTTGGGGGACATCCACCTCCAGTTCTGGTGTCCGGACCCGCGCGTTTACACGGGCCTGCCGCAGTCGGCGGTATTGGTTGCGGGTGGGGCCCGGCTGACCGGGCGCACCTACAAACGTGGCTACACCCTGGCCAGCGGCGCACCCAACTACGTGGCGCCCAAGGGCTGGCAGTACCCGCCCGCCAGTCAGATGGTCGGGCAGGCGTCGATGGTCAACTATGGCAACGTGGGGGCGCCGGTTGACTGCCAGCTCAGCGGGCCGCTACTGAACCCGGCCATCGAGGTGGTGGGGCACACCCTGTTCCCGATCAACGTCTCGCTCGGGTCCACCGACGTCCTGCTCGTGACCCGCGACTACCACGTGATCTTGAACGGGGTCGAGCGGCGGGACCTGATCGGCATCGGTGCACAGTGGCCGGTCATCCCGCCCGGCACCTGGACGATCCGGCTGTTCGCGCAGACGGGCAACGGGACCTGTTACGTCGCCACCCAGAGCGCGTACCTGTGACGGCGATGATCATATGACCGGATTCGGCGGTGGCACGTCCACCACGCTCATCGTGCGGGCCATCCAAACGAAACAGGTGCTGGCCACCGCCCCCTGGTCGAGCCTGAGCTATGAGTCGCGGATCAACGCGGCCGGACCGCTCTCGGCCACGATCCCGGTGTTCGACGGCGGGCTGGTCGACGTCATGTTGCCGGGCCGGGTGATGATCGGCGTGCTGCGCGGGTCCATCCCGATGTGGTCGGGCATCCTGTGGAAACGGGCCATGAACCCGGACGGGCTCATGGAGATCAGTTGCGACGAGATCATGTCCTACTGGGACCGGCGCCGGATCCGGCAGACCATGATCTTTACCCAGATCGATCAGGCCTCGATCCTGTCCACGCTGATCGACCTGCCGCAGCGCGATGCCTACGGGGCGTTGGGCGTGACCACCATCGGCAATGTGATCACCGGCAAGCGCCGGGACCGCACCTACTACGGGGCCGACCGCAAGTCCTACGGCGAGATGATCCGCAACCTGTGTGGGGTCATCGACGGGCCGGACATCAAGTCGAGCCCCATCTACGCCAACGGGATCTGGTCGGACCGGTTCGAGGTCGGCTACCCGCGGCTGGGCCGCAGCCTGGCGCAGAGCCACCTGACGTTCATCGTCGGCGTCAACTGCGAGATTGTGGAGTGGGAGGAAGACGGCGCGTCCTCAACCACGTTCATCGACTGCACATCGACCAACACCGCCGATGCGTCCAACCCGCTGTTTGCCTCCTATGAGGCGCGGTTCATGTACGGCGCCGGGTGGGTGCGCCTGGAAGACGCGCTCAGCTTCACCGACGTGTCCGTGCAATCCACGCTCGATGAGAAGGCCAAGGCCGAGCAGGCCGCGCGGTCCGGCATCATCCTCTCCGTCAAGATCAGGCTGCCGGACGCGGACGAGGATCCGATCATGGGCAGCTACGGGGTAGGGGATGACTGCCGGTTGATCGTGCCCCCGGGGCCCGCGTTCGTGGACGGCTACGACATTCAAGTGCGCATCGCCGCGGTCTCGGTGCAAGCCGGACAGATGGACACCGTCACCATCACGATGGCGCCTGCGTTGCTGGACGGCACCACGATCATTCCGGTGCCCTAGGAGGCCACCCCATGACCCGCGTAGCCCGATCGATCGAACTCTCGGAATGGCTCACGCGCACCGAAGAGCGGCTGTCCACGGCCGAGCGCCGGTTGGCTGCCGCCGCACGTCCCGCGCAGGGCACAACCGCGGTGATCACCGGGCCGAACCTGTTGCCCAACCCGGGCTATGAGGGCAAGCGGCTGGACGGATGGGTCCAGCCACAACAGGGTCTGTTGGTGGGCGGCCCGGAAGCGCTGGCCGGTGACTGGTCGTTCCGCATGAGCCACGTGGCCTCCACTCCCGTGGTCACGCGGGAAAAACGATCTTTCGATATCACTCCCTACGCCTGGCGCAACTACACCGGGGCCAACGCGTTTAAACCGGCCACCGGCAGCGATGGTGTGGATCATGCCTGGCAAGGCCAGTTCGACGCGGTCGACGGCAACACCCGTTCGTACCTGTGGTACGACCCGGCCGGATTCGCCGATGCGGTCGGCACCATCGCCGGTGACTGGGAATCGTTCGACCTGTTGATCTTCTGGGAACATTGGTTCTGGTCCGAGGGCGGCATCGCGGTGATGGGCGCGCACACCGTGAACACCCCGCCCGCCATCGGCGCGGTGGGACCCACCACCAACTCGTTCCCCAACTTGATCCAATACTCGTGGCCGGGCCGCTACATCATGGGCTCGGCGTCGCTGATCGCCGTGGGCGGGATAGCCGACCGGATCCGCGACGGCACGTTCCGCGGCATCGAGCTGGGCCCCGGGCCGACCACGAATAACACCTACTACGGCTACGCCCGGCCCTACGATGCCCGGCTGCGCGCCACGTTCTGGAAGACGACCAGCATCTCCATCACCGGCCTGTCGTCGGAGGTGCGCTCGCTCGGGATGGGCGTGTCGGGTAACAACGTCAAGTGGAACGCACAGACCGTGGTCAAATCCACCGTCCCGGCGGCGGCCAAGCTGGGCGTGTGGTGGCGCAACGCGGGCGGCACCATCACCGACGTGGACGTGGCCACGGTCAACCTGGGCGCCAACGCCACCACCCCGATGGCGGGCACCACCGCAGCCGCGTTCTCCGACGTCGCCGTGGATCTCGGGGTCTACCTCAAGGTCACCGGTAGCCCCCCGGCGGACGGATCGGGGACCACGATCCCTTGGAACTACACGGTCGATGACTGGGTCTGCCGTCAGCAGATTGCCGGATAGGAAGCTGTGATGATCAGGAGCAGGCAATGACCCTCAAGGCCCTGTATTTGCAAAGCGGCGCCTACAACGCGCTCGATGATCGGATGCTGGCCGGGATGCTGCTCGACGTCGCGGCCGACCCGCTGTCCGGGGTGGGCCGCATCGTCACCGGGCTACTCACATCGGCGCAAGGCACCCCCAACATGACGGTGTCGGTCTCGCCGGGTCGGGCCATCGTGCCGACCCCGGCGTCGGACGGCGGCGGCTATGCGGTGATGAACGATGCCTCGCTGAACGTCACCGTGACCCCGGTGTCGACGCTGCCCCGAGTCGATCTGATCTTGATGGCGGTCGACGATGCCGACTACTCCGGATCGATCTACGGGCCCAAGATCTACTGTCTGGCGGGCACCCCGGCCGCATCCCCGGTCGCCCCGGCCCAACCGGCGGGCACACTGCTCCTGGCCACGCTCAACCTGTTGGCCAACGCCACCTCGGTGGTCAACTCCGCGATCACCCGCAACCTGTGGAGCGTGAGCGAGGCCGAGTATTACGCGAGCACCATCCAATCCCTGGCGCCGGGCGGGGACCGGCCGCTCATGTTCCCGGTGGTGGGGTCGGCTACCCCGCTGGTCACCAAGGGCATCGCGACCGGCGGCGCGACCGCCGACGCCAGGTTCACGATCAACCGCGACGGCGTGTGGACGGTCGAAGCGGGCTACCGGCTCAACGGTATGACGGACGGTACGTCGTCGGGCATCTGGCTGGGCCTGGACGGCACTGCGGCATTCCGGTTCTGTGGCTCCTTCACCACCAACGCCGTGGTGGCCAACGCGGCCAACCCCGGTGGGACCGGTGCCACTCAGGAATGGAGCATCTCGTGCACCCGGCGGTTCGGCACGGGGACCTCGTTCAATGTCTACGGCTGGCACAACGCGGCGGTGTCCAAAAACTCCGAACCACTGGGCCAGACCAACCATATCCGGCTTGTCTGGCTACGGCCCTAAGGAGATCAACGTGGCGGCAGAGGAGTTCTACTCGGGACAGCCGGTGGGCGGTAGCGGACCCTGGGTCGAGTGGGACGGCAGCAATGAAGGCGATGTGGTCGAGTGGCTGAACACGTCGCGTCCGGAGTGGAATAACGGCACCTTCACCTACGCCATCGAGGATGATCAACTGGTGTTGACCAGCGATCGGCTGGGGGCTCAACCGCCGGTAGCTGCCCACGCGTGGATTCAGCTCACCATGTACGGCCTGTACACGATCGCTCCGGAACAGCAAGGCCCGATGTGGAAGACCAATGATCCACTCGGTCGTCCGACGGAGATCGAATACCTGCTCGCGCCGGAAGTGGGACAACAGCCCAGCGAGTAACCCCCCTACTCTGCGTGTAAACGACGGGAGACGCCCATGCCGATGTGGAATGATCTTGACCGGGCCCTGGAAGGTTCCGGGCTGGTCGTCAAGATCGGATACAGCAACTGGAAGGGGTACGGGCACGGCACCCCCGGCCCGGTGGAAGGGGTGGCCTGTCACCACACGGCCGGACCCAAGACCGGCGACACGCCGAGCCTGAACACCTGCGTCTATGGGCGCAGCGACCTACCCGGGCCGCTGTGCAACCTGTACCTGTCGCGCTCCGGTGAGGTCTACCTGGTCGCCGCGGGCATCGCCTACCACGCAGGCAACACCCGCCAAGGCTGGCAGGACAATAACTCGGCGATCGGCATCGAAGCCGAAGCCACCGGCGTGGACCCGTGGCCCACCAATCAGTACAACGCCTACGCCAAGCTGTGCGCCGCACTGCGGAACTACTACCGGCTGCCGCTCGATCATGTGGTGGGGCACAAAGAGATCTGCGACCCGCCCGGCCGCAAGATCGACCCGAACTTCGATATGAACGCGTTCCGGACCGCGGTGGCCGAAGGCGGCGGCCCGGTCGCACCCGCCGCAGCGCTCGACTTCCCAGATGATGAGGAGAACCGCATGCTGTTCCTGTTCACCACCGTGATGACCAACCCGGGCAAGCCGGGCGTGCCTGCCGTGCCCGCGGTGCCCCCGGACCCGGGTGACCCGGAAGCCGACCCGCCGATCCCCCCCACCGAAGGCACCTCCGGATCCCCGGCCGTCCCGGCCGTGCCACCCAGCTACCGCTACGACCTGCGCGGACAACGCACCTGCGAGGCGGGCGGCGGCAGCAACATCGCGCAGTCAGCGTGGGTGTCCGTGTCGACGGCGTGGGGCGGGGTCAACGTCTCGATTGCCGCGCTGAACGGCAAGGGCGGTGTGACATGGCTGTTCGGCTCGGCAGGCAAGCCGTTGCGCATCGACAACAACAAACAGATCCCGTTCTCACTCCCGGCCGGGTCCCGCGCGGTCACCGTCGAGGGCACCCGCGACAACGAGGGGACCGTGATTGCCGCCGACGTCTACAACCTGCGCTAGACCGTTCGGCGCGCGGTAGTGGCACCTCGGCATCCCGCGGCGGTCTCGCTGGCCATCGCGTCGTTAGCGTCGTTCATCATGGGCGCATTAACGGTGATCACGCAGTGGGCGCAGGTGCCGATCCATCCGGCGTTTTTCCTTGTCGGCGGTGCCGCGCTCTGTGCCGCGCTGTTCGAGACGGTGCGCCTGATGACCCGTCCGGGCCGCTACCAGGTGACCCGGACGGAGTTTCAGGCCCGCTCGCGCGCAC